AAAGACTTCAGAACTAAAGAAGAACACAGCAGTTATTAAGGACATTGATGCTACTGATATTGATTCTGCTGTTGCTTACTTTGAAAACCTTGCTCGTCAGAATGAACTAGGCTCAATCGGTATCAAGACTGGTCTGCCAGGCTTTGACAACTACCTACCTGCTGGTATTACTCCAGGTCAGTTGGGTGTGTTCCTAGCCTACCCAGGTATTGGTAAGTCTTGGTTTGCTCTTTACATGGCGGTACAGGCATGGAAGGCTGGTAAGTCGCCACTAATCATCTCACTTGAAATGTCAGAGACAGAGGTTCGTAACCGTGTATTTGCAATCATGGGCGAGGGTCTGTGGTCGCACCGCAAGTTGAGCAACGGTCAGGTAGAGATTGAAGACCTGAAGCGTTGGCACAAGAAGGAACTTGCTGGCAAGCCAGAGTTCCACATCATCTCTAACGATTCTGGTGGGGAAGTTACACCATCAGTTATTCGTGGTAAAATGGACCAATACAAGCCAGACCTGGTTATCGTTGACTACCTACAGTTGATGTCACCTAACCAGAAGTCTGACAACGAGACTGTTCGTATGAAGAACCTTTCTCGTGAACTAAAGTTGATGGCTATCTCGGAATCAATTCCAATCATTGCTATTTCATCTGCTACGCCAGACGATGTAAATAAACTAGACACTGTGCCTACACTAGGTCAAACTGCTTGGTCACGCCAGATTGCCTACGACGCTGACTGGGTTCTAGCACTTGGTCGTGCAACCAACTCAGATATCCTTGAGTGTGTCTTCCGTAAGAACCGTAACGGATTTATGGGCGAGTTCTTGGTGCAGGTAGACTTTGACAAGGGCTGGTACAAGTACAAGGATTTCGAAGAAAACTAGTTATAATAGTATGTGGAACATTTACATCACAAGTCTATTAAAACTTTTACTGCTGAAGGCATCATTAAAGATGATGCTGCCATCGGTAGAATTAGGCTTGAGATAGAAAGACTACAAACACTACAAATGCGTGAGTTGGGGTATGTGCCAAGACTTGACATAGACCCACAGTTTACGATACAATATAACAGTACAAAAGAATACTTTGAATTTACACTAACGCTATACGCAACATATTTAGGAAAGAGAAAATCAGAATGCATAATGGGAATAGACGGAACGCTACTAGTTCCTACTCACAAGAGCAAATTAAAAGAGTTATCAATGGGTCTGGAATCAACATCGAATCAGAAGTAGATTCTGACTACATCATCTTCTGCCCATTCCACAACAACTATCGTTCACCTGCTGGTGAAGTAGATAAGCGTAGTGGCTTCTTCTTCTGCTTCTCATGCCAGCACGTTTCAGACCTTCCATCACTAATTATGAAAACATCTGGTCGTACCTACTTCGAAGCGGTACGCTACATCAAGTCCAAGGAAACAGAGACTGACCTATCTTATCAAATTAATCAGTCATTAGTAAACAAGCCAGACTATATTCCATACGACGAATTGCTAATCAAGCGACTAAATGCTCAGGCACTAGAATCACCAAGAGCCATGAGATACTACTCAGGAAGGCTCATAAACGAGGCTTCAGTCAACAAATTTAATTTGGGGTACTCAGAGAAGCAAGACATGGTTACAATCCCTGTACACTCGCCTGACGGCGTTTCTGTGGGGTTTGTGGGACGGTCTGTCGAAGGTAAAGACTTTAAAAATACTCCAGGACTGCCAAAGAGCAAAGTCCTATTCAATCTACACAGAGTAAAGACTGCTGGTAAAGTCTATGTAGTTGAATCATCATTTGATGCTATCCGTTTAGACCAGTGTGGCTTCCCTGCGGTAGCAACCTTGGGTGCAAACGTGTCCAGAATACAAACAGACTTGCTTCAGAAGTACTTCAATAACGTTATTGTTATTGCTGATAATGATGAGGCTGGCGGTAACATGAAAGACAAAATCATAGAGCGACTAGGCTCTCGTGTTACTGTAATTAAAATAGATAAGCAATACAAGGACATTGGCGACATGTCTGACGATGCAATAAAAAATATTGACGAATCGTTTGACAAAACCATATCCAGTATGCTAAACTAGTAATCCGCTAAACAAACATAAGGAGAAAATACTATGAGCGTAATTAAAGGGCTAAAAGATATCGGTGCACTAATGGATAAGCCAAAATATGAAAACACAGGTCAGAAAGTTCGTTGGGTCAAGTTGGCTGACGGACAGTCTGCAAAGATTCGCTTCGTTGAAGAACTAGACAGCGACTCAGCAAACTTCAGCGAGGACCGTGGACTTTCCGTGGTTATCGCAGAACACACCAACCCAAAGGACTACAAGCGTAAGGCAGCATGTACCATCGATTCAGAAGGTCGTTGCTACGGTTGTGAGATGGCTCGTAAGGAGCCAAAGGGTGGTTGGCGTTCACGTCTTCGTTGGTACGGTAACGTAATCATCGACGATGGAACCGAGACACCATATGTGGCTGTATGGTCACAGGGTATCTCAAAGCAGTCAGCATTCGGCAACTTGCGTGAATACGCAATCGAAACTGGCTCAATCTCAAACCTTGAGTGGAAGATTAAGCGTAATGGTCAGGGAACTGAAACCAACTACACCTTGCTTCCAACCAAGCCAGACTCAGAACCACACAAGTGGGGCGAACTGGAAACATTCGACCTTGAGAAGGTTGTCCGTGAAGTTAAGTACGAAGACCAAGAAAACTTCTACTTCGGATTTGAAAACACTTCAGTAACTTCCAGCAACACTGACTGGTAGTATCCATTGACTGTGGGGGTAGGTGAGTAAAATCCTTGCCCCCACTTTCGTCACTTGACAAGAACACCCAGATGCATTATACTTATAACACAATAACTACTAACAAAGGTAAATAATGAGCAGTTACGCTCCACTACACGTTCACACACACTACAGTCTATTTGATGGCATTGCCACACCACAGGAGTACGTTGACCGTGCTGTATCTGTGGGTATGACTTCTATTTCAATCACAGACCACGGTTCACTATCAGGACACCGTGAGATGTATCGTGCTGCCAAAGCAGCAGGTATTAAACCAATCCTTGGAGTTGAAGGTTACATCTGTAAAGACCGCTTTGACCACGAAGAAAAGGATAAGGAAGACTTACTTAATCTAAACTACAATCACCTTATCATTCTTGCTAAGAATGCACAGGGTCTTGAGAACCTTAACAAGTTGAATGAACTTGCCTGGACTGAAGGTTTCTACAAGAAGCCACGCATGGACTGGGACATTCTTGAGAAGTACAAAGATGGTCTAGTAATTACTTCAGGATGTTTGTCAGGATATCTCTGTAAGGCTATCGAAGCAGATAATCTAGCAGTAGCCAAGGAGCATATTCAGTGGGCTAAGAAGACATTTGGTGACGACTACTACATTGAAGTAATGCCACACAACCCAGCAGAAGTAAACAAGTTACTACTTGAACTTGCTGACGAGTTTGGTGTTAAGCCTGTTATCACTCCAGACTGCCACCACGCAGACTCTTCACAGCGTGAGATTCAGGAACTTAAACTAATCCTAAACTCATACTCTAACAAGGTTGTTGGCGATGCAAACTTTGCTGGCACTCAAGAGTACGACAACTTGCTAGATAAATTAGACTATCTTTATGGTGCAGACCGTCAGATGTCTTTTAAGGACTTTGAGATTCACCTACTGTCCGATGAAGAAATGCGTAACGCCATGCTCAAGCAGGGCATTGACCGTGAGGATATGTACCAGAACAGCATCGACATTGCTGAACAGATTGAAGACTACGACTTGCCAGACCACCTTGACCTACTGCCTGTGCAGTATCAAGACCCAGATACAGAACTAAAAGAACTGGCTATGGCTGGTCTTGTCGAACGTGGTCTTGCTGACAAGCAGGAATACCTAGACCGTCTAGATGAAGAACTTACTATCATCAAAGACAAGAAGTTCGGTCCCTACTTCCTAGTTGTGCGTAACATGATTAACTGGGCTAAGAAAGAAGACGTAATGGTTGGTCCAGGACGTGGTTCATCTGCTGGCTCGCTGCTCTGCTACACGCTAGGCATCACAGACATTGACCCAATTCAACACGGTCTTCTGTTTTTCCGATTCATCAACCCAGAACGTAATGACTTCCCAGATATCGATACAGATATCCAGGACTCACGCAGAGAAGATGTTAAAGACTATCTAGTTAGACAGTATCGCCACGTTGCTTCGATTGCTACGTTCCTTGAGTTCAAGGGTAAGGGTGTCGTTCGTGACATTGCTCGTGTACTAAATATTCCACTAGCCGATGTAAACAAGGTTCTTAAACTTGTTGACGACTGGGACGACTATCTAAACTCTAAATCAACTGCGGAGTTCCGTGAGAAGTATCCAGAGATTGAGTACTACGGTGAGCAACTTCGTGGTCGTATTCGTGGTACTGGTATTCACGCTGCTGGTGTTGTAACTTCCAAGGAGCCTATCTTCAAGTTCGCTCCGCTAGAGACTCGCACTGCTCCAGGTAGCAAGGAACGCATTCCAGTAGTAGCAGTAGACATGGAAGAGGCAGAGCGTATTGGTCTAATCAAGATTGATGCTCTGGGTCTAAAGACCCTATCTGTTGTTCAGGACACTATCAAGATTATCAAGGAACGTTCTGGTACAGACATTGACCTGCACTCATTAAACATGGAAGATGCTAACGTCTATCGTATGCTGTCTGACGGCTACACTAAGGGCGTGTTCCAATGTGAAGCCACACCATACACCAACCTGCTAGTCAAGATGGGTGTCAAGAACTTTAACGAACTTGCTGCTTCTAACGCTCTGGTTCGTCCAGGTGCTATGAACACCATTGGTAAGGACTACATCGCTCGTAAGCACGGTAAGCAGAACATCTCTTATCACCACCAGTTGATGAAGCCATTCACACTTGACACCTACGGATGTATTCTGTATCAGGAACAGGTTATGCAAGCCTGTACAGAACTTGGCGGTATGACAATGGCAGAAGCCGATAAGGTTCGTAAGATTATTGGTAAGAAGAAAGATGCTAAAGAGTTCGACCAGTTCCAAGAACAATTCGTTAATGGTGCTTCTCGCTTTATGTCACCTAACCTTGCTAAAGATTTGTGGACAGACTTTGAGGCTCACGCTGGATACTCGTTCAACAAGTCTCACGCTGTAGCCTACTCAACTGTTTCTTACTGGACTGCTTGGTTGAAGTACTACTACCCAATCGAATTCATGTTCGCTCTGCTAAAGAACGAGAGCGACAAGGATGCTCGCACAGAGTACCTGATTGAAGCAAAGCGTATGGGTATTCAGGTCAAGTTGCCACACATCAACGATTCAGACATTGACTTCAAGATTGAGGGCAAGGGTATTCGCTTTGGTCTATCGTCTATTAAGTTTATTAGCGATAATATTGCAGAGAAGTATATGTCTGCTCGTCCATTCAAGTCTTACAAAGAACTTGAGGAGTTCACGTTTGGCAAGGGCAACGGAGTAAACTCTCGTGCCTTGCAAGCACTAAAAGTTATTGGTGCTGCAACCTTCGAAGATAATCCACGCAATGATGAAGAAGTCAAAGAGAACCTATACGAGTATCTAAACTTGCCAGAGTTCAATATGTCTGTGCCATCGCACTACCACGCATTCATCAATGATGTTGAAGAGTACGAGGAAAAGGGTGCTTACGTTCTTATGGGAATGGTCAAGGGTATCAAGCGTGGCAAAGGTTGGAGTCGTGTAGAGATTTTGGATAAGACTGGTAGCACTGGTATCTTTGACGAAGAGCAATCAACTGTCGAAGCAGGTCGCACCTACATCATTCTAGCAAGCGACAATCGTATCGTCACAGCAATCCCTGTTGACGAAATCAAGGGTAACACTAGCGGACTGATTAAGATTCTTAACTTCCGTCAACTACCCTACAAGGATGATGAACTATATGTTGTGTCATTCAAGTCAAGAGTTACTAAGGCTGGCAAGAAGATGGCTTCTTTGGTCTTGGCAGATTCTTCAAGGGAACTGCACAGCGTTACCGTGTTCCCTACTGCCTATCCAAAGGCTTACATGAAGATTGACGAAGGTAACGTATACAAATTCTCTTTGGGTAAAACTAAAGATGGAACAACTATTATGGAGGACGTATTTAATGTTTGATGAACTAGCAATGCAACTGCATGAAACCGCAGTCAAAAAAGGTTTCTGGAAAGTGATTGACGAGGCTACCGAAGAACAGGTAGACATATTCGTAACTAAACAACTAATGATGATTGTGTCAGAAGTTACTGAGGTTATGGAAGCAATCCGCAAAGACAAGGGCGAAGACGAGATTGCTGCAGAGTTCTCAGACATTCTTATTCGCACACTTGACCTTTATGCTGGTTTGGTAGAGCACGGTTACACAACTGTCTCCCTGGACTACGCATTTGAAAACAAGACTGGATTCAACAAGACTCGTCCAGAGAAGCACGGAGTACGTTTCTAATGTCAGTAATTGTATATACAAATCCAAACTGCGTTCAATGTGAGCAGACCAAAAAGTTTTTGGATAAAGAAGGCATTGAGTACACCGTAGAAAATCTACAGTCAGACGACAACTATGAGAAGTTGGTTGAGTTTGTTAATCAGGGATTCAAGGCTGCACCAATCGTAGTAACAGACACAGAAACCTGGTCTGGATTTAAGCCAGACAAGTTAGGAGCAATCAAATGACCACATTTGAAGAAGCAATGGCACAACTAGACCCACGCATTCGTAAGCGTCTGTCTAATGGTGCTGGTTTTGAAACAACCTATCAGGCTACTCCTAGTTTCGGTCTTAACCGTGCTTTGCTGGGTGGTCTCCCAATGGGTCGTCAGGTATTAATCTGGGGAAGCAAGTCGTCTGCAAAGTCTTCACTTTGCCTACAGATGATTGCTCAAGCACAAGAAGAGGGTAAATTATGTGCTTGGATTGATGCTGAGATGTCCTACTCGGAAGACTGGGCTAAGAAACTTGGGGTAGATACGAACAACCTAATCGTCTCACAGGCTCGTACAATTAACGAGATGGTGGATGTAGGAACTAATCTAATGAATGCTGGTGTAGATATTATTGTGGTTGACTCAATCACATCTCTACTACCTGCTATTTATTTTGAGAAGGATACTGACGAACTCAAGCAACTAGAAAACACTAAGCAGATTGGTGCAGAGTCTCGTGACTTCAGTAACGCATGGAAGATGCTTAACTATGCTAATAACAAAGTAAAGCCAACGCTGTTTGTTCTGATTAGTCAGAGCCGTAACAACATCTCTGCTATGTACACTAGCCAACAGCCAACAGGTGGACAGGCTACCAAGTTCTATTCATCAACAGTAATTAAACTATTTAGTTCTGAGTCAGACAATCAAGCCATCAAGGGTAAGATTGCGATTGGCGATAAACTGATTGAAGAAAAGATTGGTCGTAAGGTTCGCTGGGAACTCCAGTTCTCTAAGACCTCTCCTGGCTTCCAGTCTGGTGAATACGACTTCTACTTCAGAGGTCCTCTGGTGGGCATTGACAGCATTGGAGACTTGGTTGATACTGCAGAGATGATGGGCATTGTAGAGCGTACAGGAGCCTGGTACATCCTTCCTGACGGCACTAAGTTGCAGGGTAGAGATAAGTTCGTAGCAAGAGTACGAGAAGACCTAGACCTACAGGACAGCATTAAGGCTATGGTAAATAACAATGGCTAAGTACACTATTTATCCTGGTAGTTTTCCTTGTCACACCTGTAAGGTAGAGGTAAAGACTGTTAGGGTATATCCTGAGACAAAAGAAATTACATGGATGTGTCCCGAAAAACACGTCAGTGTGGTAAACTTGAGTACAAAGAAATCTAGGAAGGATTATGAGTGAGCGTAGTGAGTCTAAACGTATTGATGCCAAGCAACACAAGAACTCTGGGAGGAATACCCACAAGGGGGATGCTACTTGGAGGAACTTCACAGCCGATTTCAAGGAAGTTGGCAAGTCCTTTACACTTAACAAAGAGGTTTGGGCTAAGGCTACTACTGACGCTATCCGTAATAACAATGACCCTATCATTGTTGTCGTACTGGGCGATTCAGGAATTAAGACTCGCCTCGCTGTTATTGAGTTCAGCCTGTTAGAGATGATACTTGACCAACTGCCACCTGATAGTGTATAATAGAACTACAACATTAAGGAAACAAAATGGAACAAACAACTAACACAATTGATATGGTCAACGGTCTCACAGAGATTGCTGACTACATGAATGACGAGGAACTGACTACTGCTCTTACTTTTATTGCTAAGGTAATTCTTAAGCCAGACATTCCGCTAAATGTTGCTCAAGTGGAGATTGTACGTTTGCAAGCAATTGCAGCAAAGATGTCCTTCAAAGCCACATGGCTAACCAATGTAGATAAAGGAGATAGAGCGAAGAAGAATATTTATTACACCGCTGCTGAGTCAATCAACAACTTAGTTTCGGCTCTTAAATATATTACTCGCTAGTGTCGTTATGGCAAAAAGTTTATTGCAACAAGTAATGCTCAAGAAGATTGAATCGAATCCAAATTCGAAGCCATCATTCATTGACAAAGAAGCACTGATTGAAAAGATTAACTCTGGTTATACTATCAATCGTGTAGACAAGTTTCAGACCAAGAAGACATTCGCACCAAGCACGATTGCATTCTCTCACGGAGAGTGTCCTCGCTATTGGTATCTAGCCTTTGAGGGTGCAAACTTTACAGACAACGCCGATGCCTATGGTGGTGCAAACATGACCGCTGGTACAAAGGCTCACGAAAGAATTCAAACAGCAATGGGCAGCGTCCCTGGTCTGCTTGTAGATTCTGAATTTAAAGTAACATATGATAGCCCACCAATCTTTGGATATGGTGACGTTATTCTTAACTGGGAAGGCTCAGAACTTCTCGGTGAAATCAAAACAATGCCTAACGAAGGTTTCGAATATCGTAAAGCAGCAGGGAAACCAAAACTGGGACACATGGTCCAGTTGCTTATTTACATGAAGATTCTAAACAAGAATAAGGCAATCCTGATTTATGAGAACAAGAACAATCACGAACTGTTGATTTTTCCTGTAGAATTAAATCAGTACATGTACGAGTGGGTAGAGAACGCTTTTGAGTGGATGAGAAATGTTCGAAAGGCTTGGGAAGATAAAACCCTGCCAGAGAAAAATTATCGTTCAAACTCAAAGATTTGCAAGACATGCCCTATTCAGGCT